TTAGCATCGCCACCCGTGTACCCATGATGGTATACATTAGCTTTAAATCTGTCCCCGGTAACGATAAAGGCATCAATTACCTCTTTATCAGTGGTGTCCCTTACCTCTACTCCATACCCATCAAGATGTCCAATTATACAATCGTTGCCGGAAATCGTCGCAATAGCAGTTACCAAATCTACACCGGTAACAAACAGTAGATTGTCCATTATTACACTTGCAGCAGTTATGGACCATGTAGCCCCTGTATGACTGAATGTGAACGTCGGGCGGTCTGCTCCAAGGCCTACGCCGATTACTCTAACCCCAGCCACATCGGCAGCTACCTTTGTTCCGGTTGTGGAATATGTTTCTGAGTGGCCCGGAGCTACCCATATAATGTCGCCATTGTTCGCGGTACATTTAGCAAAAGCCGCGTCAAGGGTAGTTAGTGCGTCTTCCCAATTTAGACCGGTAGCTTCGCCGGTTGCACTAGAGTCTACAAAGAACTGATTGCCAGGTTCAGCAAGACCCATGCCGACAACCATTCTTTCGTGTCCTTTAGCCCCGATATAATATCCTTCGATAGCCGATATTTTATTAAAATGTGTAGGGTTTTTTCCCATTTTTTCATTACCTCCTTAAATTAGCAAGGGAGACATTTGTCTCCCCCACGGTATAACCGCACTAATTATTGTTTCGTTTAATTTAAGACGGATTGCTGCCAGCAATGAAAAACCAGTTTGTCCAGCCCTTAACCCAACGTCCAACAGCTTTCCAAGACAGTATTTCAGTGTTGAAATCTCCTTTGGCTGCGTCTCCATCACGTTCCAGTGTGCGCGGGTCTCTGCGGAGCACAAAGTTCATCCCTGCGCCGCCCTTCATCAGCTCCTTATTGGCGACAAAGAATTTCTTGCCGGCAAAAAGAGGATGAATAACATAAGAGAAATCTTTGTAGATATTCTTAGTGTTGTCGCCCACAAAAGCCTCTTTATCAGATCCAAACAGCTTTTTGCAAGTGTCGCGCCAATATGGCGACGCGATTACTAGATTCCCTTGCACAAGCATTTTGTCGCCGCGGTCGTCTTCCCAATCTTCCATGGCTCTCAAGATTGTTTCAAGATTGTCATAGCTCAAATCAAGAGTAAACGTATTGCTTTGATTTGAGGCAGTAGGAATAGTTTTATGTGATGCACTGCACAGTCCTGCTCCATCTGGACCAGTAATAGCTGTACCAAATGCTCCGTTATAGGGTTCTGCGCTTTCGTATTGCAAGGTCTTAAATACGCCGTAGGCGATATTATTGACCTTAGTTTTAATGCGCTCATATTCCTTATCCTCGTACATATCACGGTCAATTTGAATACCGGTACTGTACTTAGAAGGACGGTATTGCTTTTCATACCCTTTTTCAAACGTGTCGTAGGCGACTGAGCCTGTCCAAGCCGTCATGCGCCCTGCCGCACCCGTGGTAAAGTCGGTAAATTGTGCGGTGTTTGGTTTGATAACGTTATACAGTTCAGGGATGTAATCTTTAGTCATCTTAAAGTAAGCATCCCATACTTTGTTTATATTACCTTCAAGCTCAATAAATTGTTGTTCGGTTAAAGGCATTTATCTCATCTCCTTGTTTTTGTAAATTAAAAAACGCCCTATCTAGGCGTTTAGGATGCATCGACGTGTCTTTCAAAGGTAAAACGCATTTCCATTGCGTCCGGGTTAGTGTCGTAAATCCTCAAAACTTTACCGCCTATCGCATCCCAATCCGGGTTTATGGCATTGCTGTCCATGTCGTATCCCAGGTAGTCGTGTGCAAATTCACCAGGACAGATATTGATTGTATCACCAGACGCAAGGGCGGCCGGCAAAGTTTCGGCCAGCGTTAAAGTTCCGCTTGACCCGGTAGAATCGGATATATTAACTACTCTGCCTACTAGGCTTGAATCAGCTGCACAGGTTACAATCTTAATTGCACCATTCTTCCAAAAGCTGTTGGTCTGCGGTACAAGGCTTGAGTCTACGGCAGTAGTTGTGCTGCCACCAGTCAAGGTGTATACCTTTGCGCACTTGTACTTGAAGATGTCATACGGGGAAGCTTCGGCAACGTCAATATATGTGGTCCCGTCACTTGCAGCCTTTTCAACCATTGACACCCCAAAAATAGGGACGACAAAAGCAGTTGGTGCAGCGACAACAGCCACGCCAGTTCCTTGTGTATATATAGTTGGCTCGCCTTTTTCTATTGCCGTTGCATCCGGCACGTACATCTTTCTAACGTTAGCGGTTTTGTGACCAGCTTTATTCCCTGACCAATTAAATCCTTTCATGTTCTCATCTCCTTAATTGTTTTTTTCACATATTTAGCAATCTCTTTAGGGTCATTACCAAACGCCCGCGCCATTTCAACGTCAACATCAGAGGCATCGGCATCATCGCCATTAATATTATCGGATGCTCCTGTAATCCCGCGCTTTAACCTATCCTGGACGTTGGCAATAGTGCGCTTTTCAGCATCTTTTTGAGTCTTTTCAAGCACTTTAGATTTATTAACCTTGTAATAAGCATCAGATAATTCGTACCCTTTTTGGGTATAAGCATAAATTTCTTTCCATTCAGGCAAGGAGTAAAGGTCTTGCTCCGTTTTGATTTCGACTGTTTCCGGAAACTCTTTGTGAAGATTGCTAATATCATCTTTTACCCATTGCTGGCGTTGTTCTTCCTGCGTTTTCGTCAGAAGTTGTTCGGCCTGTTTAATTAATGGATGGTTAGATATCGCTTTGTTAATAAGTTCCGGGTCGATGCCTGCTTGCTTATATGACTCCTGCAATAAAGCGTTCTCAAACTCTTCGAGGTTCATGTTGTATTTTGTTTTAATATCTTCTTCGGAAAATATTTCATAGTCCTTGCCGTATTGTCGGGCAATAGTATTGTCCTTTTTTGCCTTTTCCTCGATTTGTTTAGCTTTTGTTTCCGCTTCTCGTCTCGCAGCAGCATACTTCGCGTTTTCGTCTTTTTCTTGAGCCTTTACAGGTTCAGCGGACTCCTGCTTTTTCTCGCTTTCTTCTTGCTCATTAATTTCATCTTGAGAATCCACGGCATTCTCTTGCTCCGCGTTTACAGAGTTTAAATCTTCCATTTTTTAACACTCCTTAATTAGAACCATTAGGTTCTTTATTTCTTTTTTTTGCTTTTCTTTGCCATACTCACGGCTATCGCTATTGCCTATTTTTGCGGTTTACCATGTGCCATTTCTATTTTGATGTTTTCAGAGATAGTTTTTTTACTACTGCCCTTTTTCAACGGCACCTTGCATACCTCCCATCATCTGTTGTACGTGTGTTTGTAATTGCTCAGGTTGCATCTGCATCATAGCTTGTATGTGTTGACCTTGTTGTTCTGGCGGCATCTGTTGAATGGCCTGCAATGCTTCATCTGGCAAAGAATCTAAAAAGGCATCTATGTTTCCACCCTGTCCCGTTTGTTGCCCTTGTTGTGGTGATTGTTGAATCATCTGCATAATCTGTTGTTGCATTTCTGGGGTTAAATTAGCCATAGCCTCGGCTATTTGCATCCCTGTGCTTTCGCTTTCCAGGTTCTTCAGTATGGTTTCGGTAGTAGGCAATTTTCCTTCTTCCAGGGTATATAGTAGATCTTTTAAACTCATAGCCTTTTTATCAAAGAGGGCAAATGCTGTCTGAGTATTGTAATTACGGTCCGTTGGTTTTTCATCAATAATCTTGACTTTGATGTCAAATTCAGGAACAAACATTTCTTGCCTTGGTTTCCCCTCTTCTCCTGCTTCCCTATCCCATGACCGCATTGCTTCTTTGTGATTGAAGGTTCCCTGTATAATCTCGCCATTGTTCCCTTTGAGACGATAATATCTATCCTCTGTGTAGAACTGCATGAAGCGGTTAATGCGGAGCTTGTTGAGTTCAACTAGAAAATCCTCAAGCACTTCTATCTTTGCTTTAAATTTGACATCAGTTCTGGCGCCTAGTTCCGCTATGGCTTTATAAGGCATATTCGCCCCAGGTGACATGCCTTGTTGGATAGGCGTGTTTTGCGAGATGGTCTCTATCATGCGTTGCTTATGTTCTTTGTAGTTAGTAACACTTGCTGGGACTTTCGCACCTTCGCGTTCTTTCATGCCATTGATATTGTCTACCTCGAACCACATACCGCCCTTGCCACTATTTTTCACTAGTTCTGTTTTTTGCTTTTCTGTTAAAGCTCCTGAATTGTGGTATCCTCCTCCTAATCCCTCGCGACTCATAGCTTCAATCTCTATTTCATCCGCTTTGTTATGCATGACTTGCGGAACTTTGATATTACGAATTTCCCCGAACCCATGAGGTGAGTTTTCGTCATAATAACAAACCTTATAAACAAACGGATAAAGTCCATCTTCGTAAACGTATGGCACATATTCTAGAAACACACCGTTCGCTACATAAGCACAATGCACGCCATCAAGTTCGCCTTTTGCCATACTGTAATAATCTTGCGCTTTATAATAATCGCCCTCTGCTTCAATCTCTTTACCTTTGGCGTTAAGTTCTTTTGCTCTTTTAGGTGTGATATATTTCGGTTTACCTCTGTGAGTGGACTCTATTAGCCACACCTGTCCAGGCTCTTGTCCTTCGTTTTGCAACTCCATTTCGTTATTATCTTCCGCTACCGCCTTGCCTTTTTCGGGCCATTTGTTTTTTATCCACAATAGCTTTTTGCGGAATTTGCGATTGATGAAACTGCACTCCTGTAATCTGTCCTCTAAGTCTATAATGGCAGGGTCAAAGTAAATCGTACGTCTATCAACATTAATGATTCTGACGTCACCTATCCACCTATTAGGGCCGCTGCCTCCTATCCAATCGGGATCCCACAACACCGCCCCGATAATAGGGCCATAAGCGATGAACGGAAGGGCCATTTTCTTCCACAACGATCTAAAATTGTTGCGGTATATGCTGTCATTAAACCTACTGATATAGGTTAATTTCTCGGCTATGTCATTGTCATTTTCTTCCGTGCCCTCAATTGAAACCTCTGGCGTGTTGGCAGTCATATTAGCGTGTATATTAATAATTGCCGGGAAGATAAAATTATCTACGCTGTTAGGTCTTGTTTTACGTATTGCTTTTGGTCGATATGCAAAAGACGTATCCCACTGATTTCCATTTAGCATCTTCTGTTCATCTTCCCATATCTGCTCAATCCCTGCCGCTAAAGTGCCAGTTGTATTTGTATATTCTGTTCCCCTTACGCTCTCTGCGTTTTCTTGGTTCTTTATTATTTCGTGAAGCAATTTGGTTTCTTCTGGCGTATTAGGGTTTTGGTCTTTTGGCTTTTCTTCGTCTGATGTCAGCCAGCTAAAAGGTTTCATCTTTTCACCACCTTAGATAAAATAAAAAAGCCACCTACCCCGCAAGGGATAAGTGGCTCATTTGAAACAAGCTCTAATTATTATTTAGTTAGCATAAGGGTTTCTTAGATATTTTTTAGTATCAGTGCAAATGTCAGACACTATTACTAAAGCAGTTCCAAAAGACTCGCTTAATTAATTGTTTATAATTTCGTTTTCTACATATTGTGATACAACACCATGATGAAAGGTTCCCTCAAAAACGCCACTTATTACGGCAATATTATTATCTAATCTTAATGAGTGCAGAGAAACAAAATTAATACCATGTTTTTCAAATGTATCATTTATTGCTTTAGAAAAATCTTTGACAAATTCATTAGGTTTTTCTATTTTTTCAAATATACATCTATCAAATATCGTATCTGTTTTCATAGTAATACCTCATTCATCGTATTGCAATACTTACCCTGTGATTTGCGCTTGCATTTTATTTCAATAGGTTGCTTCACTACGCCAAGTAATACCTCTACAGGGATTTGTTCAAGTTGCGTTTTTATCTCATCCAGTAAACCGGTTAAGTTAATATGTTTTTCCCCCCGAGTATATAACCAGGCTCCACATTTACCGCACTCTATACGGTTATCGTTTATTTTTGCTTGCATAACGATGCCTCATAATGTCCTCTGTCATAACGAACAAACGTACCGGAATTATCCGGGTCTTTTATTAATCTACCACTATCGCCACCAACACAAGTTCCTTCTGGCAATATCACTTTGTAGCCTTGTTGTAGATAGTCGCGTACGCTATCACCAATTTTAGGGGTTATTTCTTTAATCCCATCCCATAAGTCATGCCTAAAAATAAACCTTGGCTCGGACATTTGCAACACCCTTTCTTAATTAAAAAATGAATTTGCCTTTTCATCTTCCTTATCAGGCTTGCCTTTCTTCTTCACAACCTCAACAATAGGGGCGAGGATATTCGGCAGTTGTATATCAGGGGCCTTGCCCTCTCTTTTATAGTATCCCATGATGAACCCACTCCATAAAGCGGCTAGCATACCTATAATTATTAGTGCTGTTGTCATATAGTGCCACCTACTTTTATATCATCGAGAATGAAATTTGAGAGAGGGCATAATGTTATAAACTCTCTGGCGCAATTATTCATCCATTGTTCGTAATAATCTCTTGTTTGCCACTTAATAATCTTTTTAATGTCTTCCGGCATATCAACACCATCTAATAGATTATCAAATAGATAAATAAATTCTGTCGTCTGAATGTGTTTCATCTCATGAATAAGCGTGTGATACCATCCTTGAAACTTATCTCCCATATCCTCTGTGTTTAAACGTATAGTGGAACTTTTAAGGCGAAGATTGCGGTATGCTTCTCCTATATTATATATATCCCCAGTTTCCTTTTCCATTTGTCCCGCTGTACAGAGTTTTAATTCAATATCCCAATCCTGTATCCGCATGATTTTTTGTAGTTCGCGGATTACCTCCTCAATTTTCTCTTTCGGTGGCATCATATATCCTCCTCAGTTAAACCAATTATCCGCATCTTTGCGGTTGTCGTCCTCATCTTCATCCTCATCGTCGATAGGTCTTACTATTACTTGGCGTGATTGCTGCCCTCGGGTACCCTCACCTATCATATCAGCGAATAATATGTCGTCATGCTTGCCTGGTTCAGCATCGATTTTATCGTCCTTTTTAACAAAGGTAAGCATTTCATTAAGACAACCAATATCTGTAATTAATTCCAAGCTTTCTTCAATTAGCGTTATTTCTCGTTCGATTATTAGTGGTCTTGTGTTCCCATCAGTTTTCCACCCATGCGCTTTTTTAACTTCACCGGTGAATGTATCGGTTTTTTCCCTTTGATACTGACGTGGATAATGCCAGTCTGTGAGAAGCTCGATAGGATAGGTGTTCCAGTTCATTTCTATCCCAATTAGAGCAGTGTTGTAATACATACCCAATGACCTCATCTGTGCCGTATAAAATTTAGACTGTGGTCTGCCGTGTAAGGTTGCACAACGTTTTCCTGTGTTATTATTTATTACCTGCCCGGAAAAAAAGTCTGAACCCTCTCCCTTAGTGTCTCCACCAATAACATACGGCACACCAGGCTTTACATCCTCATAAATCTTAATACAACCCGTAGCGGCATCCACCCATCTAAACGCTATTGGTATATCCATAATATCTGGGTTATTCCATGTGATAATAAACTCTCCTTGCTTGGGGGGATTGCTTTTATACAACTCAACAAGTCTGTCTTTGTGTTGGATGATTTTTTCTTTATTAAATATACAGCTACCAGAGCTGAGAAAAGCCTCATCGGGAGAGCAAGGGTACTCTTGTTTTATAAGTTCTTTATTAAGATACCCTGCCCATTTATTATGATACCAGTATATTTGTTGCCATGTTAGGCGCTTGTCGTTCAGTAGCCATTTACAACGCTGATAAACCCATTCTTTTTGTTTTACATCATAATTGCCATCCCGAGAGGTCTTTATCGCATTTTTAAACTGCTTTTCTTTGCTCTCATCCTCGAACGTTTGCGAATATTCTTGTGTCAGCCACCACGCATAAAAAATATTTTCATACATTCCGCTATCCCACAAGTCCTTATACTCGTTAAATCCGTTAGCAGTTGACTCAAATATTGCGATAGCACTCTTTGTTAGGGCCTCTCCTAGACCGGCCTGTACTCCTGATATGCCATCCCGCCAATATGCACATTCCGAGCCGTGGAAAAAGTTGACCGTCCGGGATCTGGCCATATTTTTTGATGCTGTTTTAATCTCCCATGACGAGTTAAGCTTATCGAATAAAAGCTGTTTGCGGTTGTTAAATTTTTCGGATGGTTTTATTAACTCAGGAAGTCTGTCGTAGAAAAACTTGGCCTTGTTTTGAAATATAGCTTGTGTATTTCCGTCCTCATCTGCTGCCGTAAAACCCTCAAAATTGCGGTTGATAACAGTGCTTGCAGTTTGATAGGCAGTAATAAATGCTGTACAACCCTGTTGGCGGCCTTTGAGTACCATAAAGTACATTAATAAACGTTTGCCGGATGCATAGTCTTGTTTAGCCCTATGTATCCTATCGGCTAAATCTCGTTGTACAGGGTTAAGAAAAAACGGTACAGTCTGTTTATCTTTGTCGACAATATAAAAACACATCTCTATAAGATGCTCAGGACTGTCTTGTATCTCTGTTAATAGCCCTGGATTATCCATGATGTGTTTTGCTACGGCGTTGGTATACTCTTTGTCCTTGACTATGTCGCCATGCTCTTGCCACAGTTTTTTACGGTTGTCTATGATCTGTTGGGCAGTGTACATTGTCTCACTTCCGATAATTAACATTATGTAACTTTATTTCCATCCCACGCGGACATTTTTGTTGTTTTTGTCTTTTTAGATGTCTTGGCTCGGTAATATTTAAGCCTTTTTATGTTTTTAGCTCTTAATGTCCTCCCATGGTGGACTATTTTATAAAATCCTCTAGCTTTTGAGTGATATTTATATTTACCTCGCTTTTATCAGTAAACATACCCAAGTGCTTACTCATCTTCTCTAAGGCGTTTAGTTTGTCGTGTAGCTTGAATTTAAACGTACCGTCCTTACCTATACTTACCTCTGATATAAGCGACCCATCAACCTCAGAGGACGGTTTAGCATCAACTATTTGCTTGTATCCATAAATAGGTTCTCCGTTCTCGTCCTCATCTATTTTGGTTTTTATTGTCTCATATTGTAGGTAGTCTTTTATGTCTACAAAGCCTATTTTTGCGTACTCAGTAAGCACTCTTTCGGCCGTAACCATGTTACGCAATTTTAACTCGTTAGTTAGCTCATCTATCCTTGAAGCAACCTTGAGGTCGGCAGCTAACCTACACGCCTCCTCATCTATGCTTTTGTCAGTCATACCCTCGGCATCGTAAGCCTGTTTGTACGCCTCTCGCTGGCTCAAGCCGGTAAAGAGACCTTGAGCGTATCTCTCTTGCTTGGGGGTAAGTCCGGACATTTTGATCATCTCCTATTAATAGCAATTTTATCGCTCTAAATTTTTTTAATCTTTTTTATTTTATTTTTCGCTCAATCCCTACGCCCTTACTCTCCCAAGGTAAAAATAATTTTAGTTATTTTGATATTAGGTATTGACAGGGTATTGCCGTAGTGGTATACTAAAATTAATCAAGGAGCTGCGGGCGGGAAAAGCCGCCGGGCCAAAGGAGAGATTATTATGACAAGCGGTAACGGTGTTAAGGTTACACAACAACAA